GCTAAAGGAAACTCTGCTCACTTGGTCTATGCCGTGTGCAGATCTGCATAAGAACGCCTTCCAGCGCAGCAGTAGCCGCGTGGCGCACGTTACGCGCCCCGTTGATAATCCCACCAGTGGTTCAACGGTTAAGCGGTGTCGCGATTGCCTCCGGGGCGAACGCGATACCAAGGAAACGATCCACAATGGGTTGTTGTTGCTTCGGGTCAGGTACGGTTTACCGTATGCTGAACTACCGGACTGCAGCCCTGGTGATCTCTCTCGTTTCCTCTCATTCCTCTTGCTACAGGGTAAGGAGCGGACCTCTGTAGCCTTCCCGCGGCGCCAGCGCCACGGGGAAAACGGCCTCTGCACTATGCAGAGGTTGTGCCGAAGAGACAGGTGGGCTTTGGCCCACGGCTGCTCATCAATTAAACGCAACCTGCCGAAAGGTTGCTTTAGGCACACTCCCTCAGTGTTTGCGGCATGGGAAGCCGCTGCACTCTCTCAACCCCCACCCCTCACCCCCGGTTACATCGAACACGTCAGACGTGTTGTGACCGGCATCTTTAGCCCCGGCTGGGATAGAAGCTACAACTCCTTCGTCGGGAGTCATGTTCCTAACCCTTCGGCCCGTGCGTGCAAAACACGCGCGGATGTCCTTTGGAGGAGGCGACGAGATGAATTCTTTACTGCCACTACAAGCGAGTCGGTTATTAACCCATCCGAGCTCGCTGGGCGGTACAAGGAGATTCGCTCCGCGGGCAAGTCCAGACCGATGCTCATCTTTGATGAGCAGATCGAGTTACTTGCGCCACTGCATAAGACGATGTTTTCGCACATCTCTAAGCAGGAGTGGTCTCTTTGCGGTCCTCCGACCGAAGAAAAGGTGACATCTGTTTGTGTGAACGCCCGCCAGACCTCGGTAGATCTGGTGGCCGCAAGTGACGGCCTCGACCTTAGGGTCAGCGAGGCCATCCTAGACGCGCTATTCTTCACTTCGGTGAAGATACCTCGTTCTCTTAGAGCGTTTGCTAAGAGTTCTTTGCGCCCCTGGTTCCAGGGGTCTCGAGGCGTAGCCGTCAGGGTGAATCACGGACAGATGCAAGGGGCCTACCTCTCCTTCCCACTACTTTGCCTACACTCCTATTGCGCCGCCACCTGGGCGGCTAGGTTTGATAAGAAAGCCCGTTTTCTCGTCAACGGGGATGACACTGTCATTTCTGCCTATCGAGATGTCGCTGTGCAGGACTACCCTTCTGGGTACCGACTCAACAACGACAAGACAATTCGGGCAGGTAACGCGGCCGAGGTCAACTCGACTGTATTCCTACAAAGTAAAGGGAGGTGGCGTGAAGTACGCCATTTAAGGAGAGGTGGGGCTTTGACCGATTTCCCCGGCATGTTACACATGGCGAAAGCCGTCACTATCACGCCCGGGTTCGTGGATGCCTATCAAAGGTGTCGGATCGGTCGAAGATGGGGGTTCCTCCCCAGCCAATTAGGTCATAAGACCTACCCTGCTTACAAAAGAGAGCGGGGCCTCAGGGTGCGTAGAACTTATACGCCCTTGCCGGAACCAGCCGACGGCTGTGTGTTCCCTGAGGAAATGGTGCGGATCACCGGAAGGGATCCCACACCCGTGGAACAGGAAGCTTTACGATCTGTTCAGTGGAAACACGGGCGCTGGGGGGGTGCGAAGAGAGACGTATTTTCTCCGTCCTGCGGGAAAGTACGTCGGAGTTACCATTATCGGGCCCGGCCCGGTTTTGCATACCTGAGTTTTGTCGGCCCAGGTAGGCCAAAGTTATCCCCTCTTTGGGAAAAGGGGGCGGACTGGGGGCTAGTTCCGGCTAGCTTCCAGACCGAGGAGGAAGAGAGAGGGCTCGCAGAGCTTGAACAGTTTCGCAGAAATTGGGATAGCGGCTTTATCTCCGTGGGAGATTAAGCACTGGACTGCGAGCGATGAGATCCGTGGTTCTCAATCGTTTCTGGCCGGTTGTGTACCGGTGGACGTGAACCCATGGTTAACGGCGGGTAGCCCTGTAGGTCGTAACACACGTGGAGGAATCTATCCCCCCGAGCTCCTAGCGAGTGTAGGGGGGTCACGAGACCACGGTGCGTATCTTAGCGCCTTAAAGTGCCGCATGGGAATTGTATCTAATGAGTGGATGATCCCTCCGAGGAGGGTGATTAGAGGCGGCTTAAAATCCGCGGCAAGGAAAGAACAACCCTTGTACTCATTAAGAGTAGCGTTTACCGGTTCGTCGCGGGGTCACCACCAGGGTGACAGGACGACCGGGGGTGAGGTGTTTACTACCGCCGGGGTAGGGACACCAGTCGAGAAAGGAATTGGTCCTGAACAAATGAAAACCGTCGGTGTGGCGCCCTCCGGGGATGCGCTGCGTCCCCCCGGGGAGACGGCTAGTAAGAGTAGCGGGTCCATGAACTGGATCGCATTAGCTT